TTGGTGCGGCGGCACTAAACGTAATTGTCGGGCCATACGGATTGCTCGCAGCAGAGTTAGTAATAATTACTGCTTCAGCATTACTGACGTTTGAATATAACTCATGATAAGTGCCTGTGCTTCCAGAATACGTCCCAGTATTGCTTGCTTTGAAGAAACCCCCCGCCGTGATGCGTGCGCGTTCGGAGGAATTGGTTGTGAAAAGCAAAGGCTGGGATGCGCCTACCGCAGCAAGTTCTGTCGCAGTGCTGCCAGCAGCAAAATATCCACGCGCTGTATCCCCGCTTTTGATTGCAATTAGAGCCGAGGAACTGCCGTTTACTTCAAACACCCCACGGCCAGATGTTGCATAGGCAGCCGAAGTTGTGCCAAGTAAAAGGCTAATGTCTGAATCACCAGAAAGCGTCATCGCCTTCGTGAACGAGATAGCGTTGCCTGCGGTGCCGGAGGCTGCGGTGAAGAAGCGATGCTCTCCGGTTGCTTGCTGATAGTAACTAGCCGTTCCGGTGGCTTTATAGATGAAATTTGTTCCGTTAAAGTAGGTATTTGCGTTTAATACCGTGTTGTTTGCCGAACCCCACAACGCTCCACCGGCGGCAAATTCAAACGCCTTATAAGTTGCCCACGCCGAGGGCGTGACCCCGAGGCCGAGGTTGCCGGAGGAGTCAAGGGTTAGATTGGTCGTTGATGTATCGCTACGGCCAATGATGAAAGCACCGCCACTCGCCATGCCCATTCTGTAAATGGCGCCGGTTTCAGTAATTGTGGCAAACGACAGCATTGCCGCTTCATAACCAGCGCCGGATTTTTCAATGATTTGCTTGCCGACTAGGTGTAACTTATAAGTCGGACTGCTCGTGCCGATGCCGAGGTTGCCGGAGGAGTCAAAAACTCCTGCCTCCGCTCCATTGGTTACAAAACGCAAAGAGTTTGTAGAGTGGTTATACCCAACCTCACCAATAGTGGCGCTTTCAGGGTCGCCAAATTTAATGCGAACTTGAGACGTATTTGGGCCAAGTAAGGTCAAGTCATTAGCGACTGAATCACTACCAGAAATTCTTGCAACGCTGAAAGTGTTTGTGCTTGTTGGTGCGCCAGACTCTGCAACATCCAACTTATACGCCGGACTGCTCGTGCCGATGCCTAACCCGGTGCTGGTGAGGCGCATGAGTTCGCTTGTACTGCCAGCGTCCGTCACCGTTCCAAAAGTAGTAATGGATGATGCAGACCCAATGTAAGTATTGTTGTCCGCTCCGTCTCCATTACCCATCGTCAGATAAGAGAATCCCGACGAAGATTTAACTTGCAAAAGGTTTCCGCTCAAATTTGTATTCGGCGCGTTAGTTGGATTTCCAACTTTTAGCAGCGACCCCGTAAAACTTAACGCCGACCCACTCGTCGCCACTTTGCTGCCGTTCAGATACAACACGCCGTTGGCGGTGCCGCCGGAGAGGGTGAGGTTGCCGGAGGCGGAGAGCGTGCTAAACGCACCCGTCGAGGTGCTACTTGCGCCGATTGCCGTCCCGTCGATCGTGCCGCCGTTGATATCAGTCGTCGTCAACACCGTAGAGGCGAGCGTCACAACGCCAGTAGAGTCGGCGATTGATCCGGCAGCCGTGCCGTCCTTTGCCTTGATGTTGGTCACTTCTACGTTAGTGGCGTCTACGGTCGTCGCATTGACAGCGGTAGATGTCAGCGTGTTAATGGTGATGGCATTGATTGTGCCGCCTTCGACCTTATCGCCGCTAATCTGATTGTCGGCAAGCGTCAGGGTTCCAGCCGAGACGTTAAGCGTCTTGCCAGTGCCGACGGTAATATCCGAGGTCGCAATCGTCGCGCCGTCAATCGTTCCCGAGTTAATGTCTACGTTCGTCAGACCCGCAGCAGCCGCCGCGCCGACAATCGCAGCAGGGGTGGCTTTCTTCGTTTCCGTTGCGCTTGTGTCAACGATAGCGAGAACGTCGGTCGTAGTGGCGATGTCGCCCTGCGCGAGTGACGTTAACTGTGAGATTTTTTTATCGGCCATGCGTTATCTCCATCCGTTCATCCACCCGCCGCGAATCGGTGCGGGGCGGCGTAGCGGTTTCGGTTGAACTGGTTTCTCTGCGATCTCTGTAACTGGTTCGACTTTGCGGTTCGGCAACACCATCGGTCCATGTCGCCCTATAAAGGCGGCATAGGCGTAGACGAGACAGTCGAGGGCTTCGGTACGGCTGCCGCTAGATCGCGGCTTATATGACCTTACGCGCCGTCCCTGCACCATCCGATAGACCAACGTCTCGGCAGTCAACTGGTCGAAATAGACCTCATCGACCGAAACGGGAAAGTGAACGTATCCCGCTCCCGGTTGCGTGATTCGTTTTAGGCGTCCGAATAGAACGTCCTTTACCGTATCCACGCCAACTATAAAAACCTGTGCCGAGGTTTTCCCTGCCCGTCCTGCTGACTTCGGCCAGATCAACCGACCGAAGCCACCCGCTCCCTTAATTGCCCAGATGCGCCGTGATTTTCGTTTAGCGCAGTAGGCGTAGACCTGTTGTGTAAAGTGGCCGCCCGAGTCAACCGCTGCGGCTTCTATCAGCAGCGGTCGCCCGTCCTCGGTCTCTCGCTTACGAGACAAGAATCCGTCGAGATCGTTCCACAAGGAATCGTTTCCGGGGTCGCCACGCAGGACTGCGTGCTCAATTACCCACGTTTCCTCGTCGCGCCCAAAAGCAACAACCGTCACCTCTAGGCGATCATCCTGTACGTCTACCCCTGCCGTGAGCATCAACGCACCCTGTGGGATGCTCTGCGCGGTGTACGGCTCTCGGCGGCTTGCGAGTCCTACCGTCTCGACCTGTTCGCCTCGTTCCTCATAAGTCTCACCGAGTGCGGTATTGATCCACGTTTGCAGCGTCTCTGGAAATCGCTTTGCCTGTACGAACGCAACCGCCATCTCTGCCCATGTAGTCCACGGCGAATACAGTTCCGAGATATGAAACGAGGCGATTCCGCTAAAGGGCTTCGTGCCTCGCCACTCTCCGGCTTGCAGCATCTTCGGCTTGTCAGCCTCGGTGAGTAATGCCGCGCAATGTACGCAAAAATACTCGGCTAGTTCGGGCTGTCCTTCCGGCCATTTGACCTGCGCCCAGACTAGTCTCTGGAACTCTCCGCAATGGGGACAAGGCACGAAGTAGAAACGTTGATCACCTGATTCAAACCCCGCCTCGATGCGAGATGATCCTTTGATCGTCGGCGTACTTCCTGCCAAAACCTTACGACTCCAGAAAGTGGCGGTGCGTTTTCTTCCTAGAGAAATCGGATCACCCTCTGTCCCTGCGCTTGCAGGGTAGCGATCCACTTCGTCGAACAGCACAATTCGTATCGGTCTCGATGCCAAGCCCGAAGGACTGTTCGCACCCGCTACCGTTAAGTGACCGCCCGTAAACTTTTTGTGCAGCAGCGTGTTTCCGCTGTCACGTGATTTCGGGTCTGCAATCCGTTCGGCGAGAGCAGGAGTATCTCGCACCATCGGCGAGAATCTGTCCTTGCTCCACGACTCAGCCATCTCTAGCGTCGGCTGTACGAGCAGCATCGGCGCGGGGTCTTGGTGGACGTGATACCCGATGACGTTGTTAAGTATCTCTGTCCACCCGATCTGCGCGGCTTTCTGAATCCAGACTTCCTTCACCGATTCATCGGTGATCGCATCCATGATTCCGCGCTGATACTCGGCTCGCGCTGTGCGCCAGTTACCCGGCTCCGCTGAAGCCTCGCTAGATAGTCTGCGGTATTGATCCGCCCATTGGCTCACCGTCAATCTTGGTGGCGGTTTGAGTATCAACAGGATTTTCCGCCGTATCTCCCGAAAGTTCGTCGAGGGCTGCGTAGACCTCGGCTCTGATTCGATTGACGATTGCGGCAGGGTCGTTGTTGTTGACAAGTTGTGGCCCTAACTTGGTGGGCATTGAAAGCAGTTTTGCGCGAACTGCGGCCAGTATTCCCGACCACATTTCGACCATCTGTTTAATGTCGGCTAGTTCGTTACGTCGCAGTCGATTTTCAGTTTCGACTTTTTCGGCTTGCGCTGCGGCTAACCGCTCGCGCTGATTGTTGTATTCCTTCTCGCCATCTGCGCCAGAACTGCGCTGAATAAACCAAGCGATGAATTCTTGCGCGTTATATGTCCCGTCAGAATTGCGCGGAGCGTCTGCCCAATCACGCACGCTGCGAGACGTAACGCCACAGATGAAAGCAATCTGCTGTTGATTCAATCGCGTCAGTTCTACGTCAGCCGCGCCACGGTTCGCCATAAGAAGGAACTCTGTAAATTTTTATATCTAGAAATAGAGCGGGGTCCGAATAACC